AAGTTGAGTTTAACATGAATATGCAGTTAAGAGGAATGGAAGAACAACAAGTTGATGTAAGAGAAAATAAAAGAGAAGATGCAAAAGCTGAACGTATAAGTCAAGCTGGAACTCAACAATCCAAAATGATTCAACAAAGAAAAACAGGAGGAACGCCTATAAATTTTGAGTCTAATGAAGATAGCTTAGATGGTTTTGATTTATCTGAATTTGATCCAAGATAGCTTAAAAAAAGAATTAAATTAGTATTAACTTTGCACAAATTAAATTAAATAAAATGGAAAACCAAGAAAAATTTATCGTCAAGGACGTTAGTGGGATTGAAAAATCCAAAGTAGAAGTAGAAGAGCAATTACTTAAGGAGCATGAAGAGAAGTTTGATCCAGTAAGTGAAGAAGAAAAAATAGATAAGGTAGAAATACCTACAGAAAAAACTTCAGCGCCAGAGTTAAATGACGCAGACGTTCTTTCATATATTAAAAATAGATACGATAAAGATATCGAATCGGTAGATCAATTGTTTGAAACGAAAGAATCAAATGAAGAATTACCTGAAGATGTATCAGCGTATTTTAAGTACAAAAAAGAAACTGGTCGTAGTATTCAAGACTTTGTAAGATTACAAAAAGATTACACTGATATGGATGGCGATCAAATACTAACTGAGTATTATTCATCTACAGAAGAAGGATTAGATGCAATAGATATTCAAGATATTATTGAGGATAAGTTTTCGTATGATGAAGACTTAGATGATCCTAAAGATATTAAGAAAAGTCAGTTAGCTAAAAAAAGAGAACTTGTAAAGGCTAAAAAGTTTTTAAATGAACAGAAAGATAAATATAACATTCCTCTTGAGTCAAGTGGGGATGGATTATCTGCAGATCAACTTGAGAATTTTAATAGCTATAAAAGTTATGTAGAGGAATCTACTACTGCAAAAGAAGCACAGAAGAAAAGGTATGATTACTTTTTAGATAAGACTGATGAGGTCTTTAACGATGAGTTCAAAGGTTTTGAGTTCAATATCGGAGATAAAAGTATGGTCTTTAAACCTGGTGATAACGAGGAGCTGAAAAGTAAACAGTCTAACGTAAACAATTTCGTGGATAAATTCATGGATAAGGAATCGGGACTGATGAATGACGCTAAAGGTTATCATAGAGCAATGTCAGTAGCTATGAATCTTGACAAATTTGCTGAATTCTTTTATAATCAGGGTATGACACAAACTGTAGAAAATGTTTCTAAAAAATCAAAAAACATTAATATGGATATGCGTCCAACCCCACAGAATTTTAGTAAAGATGGATTGAAGATTAGAGCTGTAAGCGATACAGGCAGTGGAAGTGGACTCAAAATTAGAAGTGCAAAAAAATTATAAATTAATAAAAAAGAAACAAAATGCCAGTAATTACACCCCCAGGCTTTGACTTGCAGCCAAGTGGCCAGCAAGTAGCCTTAGCAACAAACTACATCACTAACTTTGATTTTCTTAATCAGTATCTTCCAGATACATACGAGAAAGAATTTGAGCGTTATGGTAATAGAACAGTAGCATCATTCTTAAGAATGGTAGGCGCTGAAATGCCTTCAAACTCAGACCTTATTAAATGGGCTGAACAAGGAAGGTTACATACTAAATACACAGGAGCAACATCTGCAGCAGCACCTGGAGTTGCTGTTGACACATGGACTATCCCAGTAGCACAACAAAACCCACCTGCTCCAGCATCAAGTGCTCCAGCAAATGGATTTTCAGCTATTAGAGTTGGACAGACTCTTATGATCTCTGATGAGACTGCAGGATCTGTATTAAGTAACAAAGCAATTGTAACTGCAGTAAATGCAGCAAATGGAGCAGTAACAGTAGCTTACTATGAGGCAGGAGGAAAAACTATGTTAGCAGCAGCTAATTGTACTATCTTTATTTACGGTTCTGAATTTCAAAAAGGAACTTTAGGTATGGCTGGATCAATAGAAGCTCAAGACCTTATTTTCCAAAATTCTCCAATCATCATCAAAGACACTTACGAAGTAAGCGGTTCTGACATGGCACAAATTGGATGGGTTGAGATTCAAACAGAAAACGGAGGTACAGGATACCTATGGTACTTAAAATCTGAGCACGAAACAAGACTTCGTTTTGAAGACTATCTTGAGACTGCAATGGTTGAAGCGGTTCCAGCAGCAGCAGGTTCTGGTGCAGCAGCAATTGCTTTAGGTGCAGCAGGAGGTATGGGTAACAAAGGTTCTGAAGGAATTTTCTTTGTAGTTAATAACAGAGGAAATGTTTGGAATGGAGGTAACCCAGTTGCTCTTGCAGGATTTGACAGTGTTATCCAGAGATTAGATAAGCAAGGTGCTATTGAAGAAAATGTTATTTTCTGTAACAGACAATTCTCATTTGATATTGACGATATGTTAGCTGCTCAAAACTCTTACGGAGCTGGAGGAACTTCATACGGTTTATTTGATAATGACGAAGAAATGGCTTTAAACTTAGGTTTCACAGGATTCCGTAGAGGTTATGACTTCTACAAGTCTGACTGGAAATACTTAAACGATCCTACAATGAGAGGTGGTTTAACAGGAGGAGCAATCAATGGACTTATGGTTCCAGCTGGTTCAACTACTGTATATGACCAAATCTTAGGTAAGAACGCTAAGAGACCATTCTTACATGTAAGATACAGAGCTTCTGAAACTGAAGATAGACGTTACAAAACTTGGATCACTGGTTCAGCTGGTGGAGCAAGAACATCTTCTTTAGATGCAATGACTGTTAATTTCTTATCTGAAAGAGCTGTATGTACTTTAGGTGCAAACAACTTCTTCTTATTTAGAGATTAATAAATAACAATTATGAGGGGAGGAGAAATCCTCCCCTTTTTTTAACTTTAATTAAATTATATCCAATGAAAAAAACAAAAACCGCTGTTACAAAACAGTACAGATTAAAAGGAGACGTGGCGCCATTATGCTTCATGTTAGCCTCAAACCACAATAAAAGAACCTCATTACTTTATTTTGATGAAGAGAAAGGAACAAACAGACCTCTTCGTTATGCAAGAAATCAAAAAAGCCCATTTGAAGATGAGCAAGATGGAAATGCTATTTTAGAACCTGTTGTATTTGAAGATGGATTCTTAAGTGTAGATAGAGCTAATCAAGTTCTTCAAGAATTTTTACATTATCATCCAGGTAACGGAATGATCTTTGAAGAAATAGATAATAAAAAAGATGCTGCTGAAGAATTAGAAATTGAAGAATTAATTTTAGACGCTCAACTTTTAGCAAGAGACTTAGATATTGCAATGCTTGAAACAGTAGCAAGAGTTCTTATTGGTGCTAATTCAGACAAACTAAGTACAGCAGAACTTAAAAGAGATATATTGGTTTTCTCAAGAAATTATCCTGAAGAGTTTATTGACGTATTAAATGATCCTGCTTTACAAATGTATGATGATGTTGTTCAATTTTTTGGAAGTCAATTAATCCAACTAAGAAATCAAAACAGAGATGTATACTTTAACTTATCTAAAAATAAAACTAAAATGTTAACAGTACCTTATGGTGAAGAACCTAATGATATTGTAGCTTCTTACTTTCAAACAGATGATGGAGTAGAAACTTATAAGCTATTAAAAAACAATATGAATAAGAAAAAATAATTTCTTATTATATACTACAGAAAGAGCACCTTAATAGGGTGCTTTTTTTTTGTTTATCTTTGTACTTTATTAACCCATTAAAAACTTTTTATAAAATGGAAAAATTCTTATCAATCCCAGTTACAGGCGCAGGGAACGTTCTTTTGAACGTAAATGAAGTCCTGTCAGTAACAGCTGCAACCGCAACAAATGTAGAAACAGTTATTACTTACCTTAACGGTAACACTGCAACAATTACAGCGGCAGCTCAAGTAGCATTTAGTGTTAGAAAAGAAATTCAAGACGCAATGGTATTTGCTCTTCAAACTTCTTGGACAAGAGTAGTTTACAAAGTAATTCCTTCTAAAGCTGTTTCTGCAATAGTAATAGCATAATGGGAAAGTTTATTAATGTGCCTCTCCCGCTTTACAGTGTAACAGCGGACATGGCTACACCAGCTATAGCAGGAACTTCTTCGGGAGCTGCGACTGGTAAATTAACTTTCGCTACAGGTGGCTTTAATGCTACGGTAGCAGTAGGATATGTAGTTTTAAATACTGCAACATTTACTGTGTCTACAGTAACTGCTGTAGATAGTGATACTGTTTTAAGTATTTCTGGAAACGGTAACGCTACTTTAGAAGCTTCAGGAGCTACATTTAAAATATGGTCTGCTACAGCTGCTTTTGAATTTTTAGTTGCTTCTGGAAATTTTAAAACTGACGTTAGAGTAGGCGATGTTGTTGTTAATTTTACTTCTGGTAGAACTGCTACAGTTGCTAAAGTAAACAGTGACATTTCATTACAATTAGATCGTGTAATTTTTGATGATAATGGTAGTGATGCTGCTGTCGTAATATCTCAAAATGGATTTGGAGGTAGATTAGTTAACATAGAAAATGTTCTTAATTCATCTCCAATAGTTGGAGGCGCTGGAACTGCACCTGTTGAATTAACTTATAGAACTAAAACTGCAGCTACTGACACTCTAACTATTAATATCTCAGAAGCACAAGCTAATTATAGTTGGCAAATGGCTTTTGAAGAACTTATGATTGACACATTAGAGTCTAACTGGAAACATATTGTAAATGAAATGCCTTTAATTGCTTCTCCTTCAGGATCGGGAGCTCCAATATTATATGCAACATCTGTGACTTTAGCTTAAGTTATATTATATATATTAACAGAGGCCTACAAATAAAGTGGGCCTCTTTTTTTTTATTATCTTTGTAAAAATGTTTAAATAATATGGCGGCATCAATAAACGAAGTAAGAAATACTGTATTAGCAATAGCGAATAAAAATAACTACGGATATATATCTCCACAAGACTTTAACCTTTATGCAAAGCAAGCTCAAATGGATATGTTTGAGGACTACTTTTATTCATATAATAATTGGATCAATAGAGAAAATGGAAGAACTTCTGGAACAGGATATGCTAATATAACAAAAGGATTAGTTGAGGTAATGGATGGTTTTTCTACTCAAGTTTTTTTAGGTCAAGCAAATGCAAATACATTTAATTTGCCTAATGATTATTATCTAATAAATAAATTATTTTATTATTCTACTGTTTTATTTACAGGAACAGCAACAGGTGTTAATACTAATCAATTAATAGATGCTGCAGCTGTAGGATGGACTACAATACCAGCTTCAGCACCAACACCAAAAATAGGTGCAATAGTAGTAAATACAAGTACGCTGCAACAAGCATATATAACTGGGGTAGTAAGTAC